TCGAGGTAATCATGCAGACACTTTACACAGAGGGATTCAAGGCTGGCGTTAGATACCAGAGAGAGTCAGTCCTTGACTTTATCCGTATCCACGCAGAGCAGAATGTAGCCATCACAGCTCAGGACATTGCTGACGAGATAGAAGGTCAGTACCGAATTGACATGGAAGCAAACCTAGCCGAAAGGAAAACACAATGGGGCCAAAAGAAATAGACATCAAGCTGCTTGAGTTTGAGGCTCGCTTGGCAATGATAAACAAAGAGCTGGCTGAGCTTATCAAGACAGCCAAAGACATCGAGTTTAGAGCTAAAGCAATCCTTGGAGAAACTGAGAAATGACCGGATTCGATTGGGCGTCACGCATCCGCAGGGGCAGAGAGAGAGCCTTTGCTAAAGGATACGAGCAAGGCGCAAAAGACATGGCTGAGTATTTCAGCGAGCAAGTGATTTACTCACTACACAAAGACGGAGTTCTAAGCACCACCATAGACATTGACACTCTTGAGCGAGTAGTCGAAGTGATTGAGGCGGTGAGGGACATTGGCAAAGCACAGAGCTGAAAGGCAACCGATCAACTGGCGTATCGTTCGAGTCCATTGGGCATACAAGAGGATGCAATTGAAAAGCTTGGTTGTAGCCTTCTTTACTAGGGGAATCAAATGACACACTTTGATAACGCAGATGAGCGTGAAATCTTTGACGCTATCTTGCTGCTCAAGGATGACGAGCGTGAGTGGTCAAGCGAACTAGAAGCAATTAGGCGCAACCTTGCCAGATTATTGGAAAGAGTTATGCAGGTTGAGTGGCACTATCTTGAGCCAGAAATCGGGGACTTAGCCCTAAACTTGATAAGAGAAACTGAAAGGGAAAACAATGCTAGAAGGAATGACACCAACACAGAGGAAAGCACCTTGCAAGGTAAGGTCAATCTTGGAATCGTTGGACAGCAAGGATCAAGTAATACTTGTCAATGCTGTAAGTAACGAAGCTTGGAAAGCTCCAGCACTTGCCAGAGAACTAACAGCCAGGGGAATCGCAATCAGCGAGAAACCTATCTTGGCTCACCGAAGGAAAGAGTGTAGCTGTGCTAGATAACTTAGAACCAGCACCAAGGGTAGAAACACCCAAAGAGTACCGACCAGCATTTGAGTTTGATGGCAACGAGGGCTGGGCGCAACTACCAGCAACATCAGGTGTACCTAGCTTTGATGACTTCCTAACCCAGCAGGGCTTTGATCCTGACGAGTTTGAGGTCACCGGCACACCACGAACCTCACGCTGGCAGCGTTATGACGGCGAGTGGCTGTCAAGCTATCGCTTTACCTTCAGGCGCAGGGTAGCAAACCTTGACCTGCCATTGCTCTACTCACAAGCCAAGAAAGCCTACAAGCCTAAGAAAGACTTCAGAACAGATTCTGAAAAGGCTCTAGTGATTCTTTGGTCTGACTTACAGGTTGGCAAAGTTGACCATCGGGGTGGGATAGAAGCCATGCTTGCCAGAGTAGAGGAAACAAAAGAAAAGCTTGTTGCCCTGCTCAAAAAGGAGAAGCCAGCCAAGGTCATCTTTGTTGACTTAGGCGACACAGTAGAGGGCTTTGAGAACGCAGGTGGCAACCAGCTTCAGAGCAATGACCTCAGTCCAATGCAACAGGTTGATATCGCCACAACGCTTGCTTGGGATCACCTAAAACTTTTGGCAGGTTATAGCGATGACATTACTTATGCCTCAGTCGGCTCAAATCATTGCCAATGGCGTGTTAGGGGTAAACAGCAAGGCACACCAACCGATGACTGGGCAATCCACATAGGCCGCACACTTGCAAGGCTGGCAAAAGAAACTCAAATGCCCATCAAGTTCTATGAACCCCAAAAGCACGATGAGTCATTAGCTATAGACATCTTTGATGACCAGTTCCACATACTCGGCATCTGGCATGGACACCAAAGCCCTAGACCTGACCAAGTGCCTACCTGGTGGCGTCAGCAAGCCTTTGGCAAGCAACCTGTCGGAGATGCAACCATCGGCGTATCAGGACACTTCCATCACCTCAGAGTCCTAGAGCTTGGCTCAACTTCAAGAGGTTCATCACGCTTCTGGATCCAGGCAAGCACAATGGACAACGGCTCAGGCTGGTGGAGATTACGCTCAGGCGAGGACTCTGTGCCAGGCTTAGTGACCTTCATGCTCGACAAAGGCGTTGACTTCACCGGAACTGTGTATAAGCTCTGATGCCTACCTATGAATACAAGTGCAAGACCTGTGAGCTAAAGATGACTGTCATACGAAAGATACAAGAGCCAGAGAGAACACCACTCTGCACTAACTGTGCCAAAGACTTAGTGAGAGTGTACGACCCACCAGCAGTAACGTTCATGGGTATCGGTTGGGGAAAAGACGCATGATCCTATTCCCTAAGCCCTGCCTCAAGTGCAAGGCACTATTTAAGGCTAGGTCAGAGTATTGCGAGAGTTGCCGGCTGGAAAGAAAACCAAGAGAGCAGACCCCTAGAGTTTATTCGGCGGAAAGAAAAATAAGGAAGGGACTTTTATACGGGGGGGATTATCGCCAGCGAGCCAAGGTAGTACGGGAAACAGCAACTCATTGTCACATCTGTAAACAAATCTTTACAGACCGACGGGAGATACAGGCAGACCACCTGATACCAGGCAATCCACAAAGTCCTTTAGCACCTGCCCACCGCCGGTGTAACGCTCAGAAGGGAAACAAATACATTGGTTGATAAGAATTGACTTATTGACCTCAAAACCTGCCTACAAGCCACCTATGACCCCTACCGCCGTTATTTAGGGGGGGTGGGCTTTTTCTTTGCTAACTCGCAACCTTACACCCCGAGCCCCTGAGTCTTTGTAGACACCCGCAGTTCAGAACCAACGGGGGTAAGCTTGAACCATGCCAAACCCACCCAAGCCAGTCGAGCTAAAGATTCTTCAAGGCAACCCTGGCAAAAGAGCCTTGCCATTGAACGATGCACTAGCCCCTTTGGACTACGGATACCGAGAACCTTTGCGTGAACTAGGTGAAGTTGGCAAGCAATTCTGGGACAACATCTTTGGTGCCGGTGAAATTTGGATCAGCATTAGAACTGACACCGAGCTTGTGCAGATGGTGTGTGAGCAACTCGATAGGCGTGAGCTAATCAAGCAGCAGATAGCAACTGACCCAACTGACCCAACCTGGTATCGGCAAGCCAACGAGATTGAGAAGCAGATAGTTCACAGCTTGTCTTTGCTTGGTTTCAGCCCTGCTGACAGGACTCGACTTGGCCTAGTATCTGCCAAGACCAAGAGCAAGCTAGAGGAACTATTGGCTAAAAAGGCTAATCGTGAATAGCTGGCCACCAGCGAATCTAACCCCTGTATCTACCGAGGCTATCAAGCGTGGAGATGGCAAGTATGCCATTGAGTTCACCGAGGCATTTGGCTCTATCGGTAAAGACGGAATAGCTGGTCGAGCAGGTCAATCCCTTGTCTTACGAGAGTGGCAAAAGGAACTAATACGCCATGTTTACGCCAGAGATGAGGATGAAGGCTTACAGTTCAGAACTGCTCTAATCGGGATGCCCCGAAAGAACGGAAAGTCAGCTCTATCATCAGCAGCCTTTGGTCTTTATTCCTTGATCGCTGAGGGTATCCAAGGTGGTGAAGTTTACTCAGTAGCCGCTGAAAAGGAACAGGCTCGCATCGTATTTGGTGAGGCCAAGCGCATGGTCGAACAGTCTGAGCTATCTGAGCTTTGCACCTTGTATCGGGATGCAATCTTTGTGCCATCAACCAACAGCGTTTACCGAGTTGTTTCTGCCGAGGCTTATTCCAAGGAAGGTCTAAACCCTAGCCGAGTCATCATGGATGAGTTACACGCTCACAAAGACCGGACACTTTTCGATGTTTTCCAACTCGCTATGGGTAACAGAGGGAAGCTAGGACAGCTCATCGCTATTACCACAGCAGGACAAAAGACCGACATGACAGGTCAAGACTCTATCGCTTACTACCTGTATCAGTACGGCAAGAGAGTTGCCAGCGGTGAAGTAGATGACCCTTCATTCTTTATGGCTTGGTGGGCAGCACCAGATGAGGCAGACCATCGAGATGTCGAAGTGTGGCGTAGGGCTAACCCTGGCTTTGACGATCTAGTTTCTAAGGATGACTTTGATTCAGCAGTAAGGCGAACACCCGAACCAGAGTTTAGAACTAAGAGATTGAACCAATGGGTAAGCTCGATGAACGCTTGGCTACCTAACGGAGCATGGCAACCACTAGCAGAAAAGCGAGAGTTGCTACCAGATGAGGACATCATCATTGGCTTTGACGGCTCTTTCAATGGTGACTGCACTAGCTTGATGGGTTGCACCATACCCAAAGACGATGAAAAAC